TCTAATTCGTCAGCATTATTTCCGAAACCTGTACTATCTTTAATTCCAAATAACATAGGACTTACCACTCTATGGCCTGTCATAATTTGTTGTCTTGCTTCTCCTGTTAGGTATTCCCATTGTTTGTGCTGTGCATCATTTACCGGGAATGGTATAATTGTAATCTCTGCATCTCTTCCATTAAAGCTAATTACAAAATTCATAGCATTAGGCGATCCTGTTAGCTTGTCTTTTATTTTTTGCTCCAGCTCATCTTTTTGCTCTGGAGTCATTGTTCCTCCATCTGGTATGTTTATTATGTATCCTGCAGACAATCCTTTTTTTATGGAGTTGATGTAAAAGTTTGCGAGCTCCTCTTCCATTTCTGCATATGGCAATGCGGCCAAATAATCAGGATCAGAAAAATAATTTTTTCCAGGTTTGTAAGGTCTTATACAATAAATTTCTATATTTTCTGTTGAAGTTCCAAATGCTGGGAATGGTACCGGAGGGTTTTTAACTACTTTGCTCCAATCTTTGCTATACCAATATGTTTCTATTTCTCCCTCCTCATTTTCTATTGCAGGCACTACCAATTGTTTAGGAATATGATAAATGTTAGCTAAATCTTTACCATCTTTTGTCTTAATTATTTGCATTGATGCTTCTCCGAACATCTCAAAGTCTGCGATAATTTTGCGTAGTTCTTTTGGACTTAAAATGGTTAAAAATTTAACCCAGCTGCTCATATCTTTATTGTAGGCTGCTATTCCTTTACCGAATATTAAATCGATGTATGATGTGATAATCGCCGCATTTGTTGGGGATCCGTTAAATCTTTTGATAACGTAATCATAAAAAGAATTATTACGGCCATTTAAAACCCAATTTTTAGATTTATTTTCTTCTAATGCTGGCCTTATATAACTTGATAATTGTAGCAGTCTTATGTCGTTACTCATAATAGTATAATTCGTTTGTTTGTTTAAATTCCTGCGGTTGCTGTGATGTTGCTATTAATTTACCTCTATAAATAATTCCATCGACATCGCTTATTTTTACCTGATATTTATCATTTTCTACAAATGCAAAATCAAAAGTAACACTCATTATTCCATTTAGTAATTCATAAGTGCTGGTTGGTGTTGTCTCCTCCTGTGTTGCTTCGTTGTATAAAACTAATACGATAGCTTTGGAGGTGTCATATCTTCCAATTAGGAGTAGTGTATGTTCGGTGTTAATTGGATATACTTGTATCATAATATTAAAACAAAAAAAAGGCCTTTTTGTTACAAAGGCCTTTAATGATTAAATACAAATAATTATTATACTAAAGCTAAAAAAGCAGTTATTGTCGCTGCATCAAGTTTCGGACTTAACGATCCTGTTGTTGATACTCCGGTTAAAGTATAACCATTTAATTCTGTTTTTGCTCCTCCAGAAGTTTGTACTACTGTGAAGTCGATACCATCATCGATTCCTATTGCATGGTATATTCCATTTCTGTCTTTTACCACTGCCATTGGAAAGCCATATGCAAGTAAATTCATTTGCGCGGAAGTAACAGCATCAATTCCTTTTAAAACGATTGTTGATGTCTGCGTGTTTACGCTGGTCCCTGTATTTCTATCTGATACTAAACTTTCACTAACATTGTTTCCATCTCCCTCCAGCTCATATTCAAATGCTACAGTCAACAAAGGATTTACAGCTGTTGCTACTCCTGCTAATACAGTAAATGGATCCTCTACAAAATTAAATAAGTACAATTTCCCAAGTCCTCCTAATGATTGCTTGCAGGGTTTTGTTCTTCCTGCGGTTATATCACAAGCCATATATTTTTTAATTTAAATTAAAGGGAGTCACTAAACTCCCTTTGTTACTTGTCTACTATCCTCCGTATAAAACGATGTAACGTTGGTTTGTACACCAAGTTGCAAACGCTTGCACGTTTTTGTACCACATTTGTTCTGCTCCTGCAGGCATTGGTCCTGTTTCAAGGACTGACATATCAGATGCTAAATCCATTAATACTTTCAAATATTTAGGAGGTGATGCGATCATAAATCCTACTAATGGTTTGAATTTCACTTCGATTCCATTATAGTAACATTTTGCATCGTTAGCATCACTTGCAAATAAGAAGTTTTGATTTGATGCTGCTCCTACGCTGTTGTTTGCAATTCGCATTAATTGTCTATGCGCTAATGGTGCAAAAATAACAGGCTGGTTTTGTTGGTCAGCGATTAATTTTGGATCAATTACTGCATATAATTTTGCGTATTCAGCTGCAATTGTTGACGATGTGATAGTCGCAATTGTAAGTACTTTTTTATAGTCTCCTAATCCAGCACCTGGAGTGTCTTTTGATTGTGAAGCGTTATATAAAATAGTCGCTGGGATACTGTTTACTAAATTAGTAGGCATTGCTGCTGCTAATGTTTGAGCTCCTGCTGATATACTTCCTTGTGCTGCTCCTGGAGTTAATGCTGCGATAGCTGCTTTTTGAGCTGTTGTTGCACCATCCCATGTTACATCCTCCATTGTTGCTCCAATTGCTGGAGTGATGTCTTGCAATACTGCATTATCAAATTCAGAAGATACCAGGTTAAATGCTCCGGCTGCCATTGATCTCTCAAATCTTGTATCTAATAATACGTTGTTGTCGATAACATCTGCAAATTGCACCTTTGTTAAAGTTACAGGTGTTCTTCCTACTGTTAAAGTGTCGGATCCTGCACTAATTGCTCCACTTGAATAAGCGGCCATGTTAACGCTTACTTTTGATTCGTAAACTTCGGCACCACTTTTGTGTCCCTCTTCTATTCCAATGTCGGAGTCTCTAAATGTTCCCCAATCCGCATAAATTTCCTTTTGGATTTCTGCGATTTCGCTTTGTGGTAATTTTGTCCCACTAAATACTATTGCCATACCTTTTTGTTTTAATTGTTTTTATAATTCTTGATTTCTGATTCTATCCACTCTATCTCTTCGTTTGTTAGCTTGCCTTTTAAATGAGTCTTTATTGTTTTTCCCTTTGGGATTGATTTTAAAAAGTCTTTATAACTAACTCCGCTGTCAAATGGATTTATAAAATTTGCCATATTAGATGTCCTCCCCTCTTGAAAGTTTTAATTTTTGAAAATTCGTTAATTTCGTAGGATCAATTTGCGTTGGAGCAGACTTGATCGGCTTCGCAGCTGGTGCTTTTGAAAGCTCCAATAATTGAGCAGCTAATTTTGTATTCTCTGCTTTTAATCCTGCTACTACTTTTTCGATTGCGGAGTATTTAATTAAAATACTTTTGATTGCGCTTTCGATTTCCTGTGCTATTTTAGCATCTTTGGATACTTCATTAGGAACTGTTGACGCATCTACCGGAGCTGGCTCTTCTGGAGCTTCCTCTGTTGTTGCTGGTTTTACTTCTCCTACAATTCCCTCCTGAGTAACTATTAAAATAGTTCCATCTTCCAATGGATGTTCCCCAACAGGCACAGCCACTTTTGTTTCATCCTCTGCGGTTATCCAGCAGGCGATTCCTGGTTCTAAAGTTTCGCCCTCAAATTCTATCATTAATGATCCATCAGCTAATCCAATAGATCCCAATTTTAAGGTTGCTTCTTTAAACGCCATTTTGATTGCTTCTGGGATACCCTTTAAAGCAGTTAAAATTTCTGTTGTCATATTTATTTCCGTTTTTAATTTAATTTCCTCAAGGCTTAACATTGCATCAATGCTAAAACCTTTTATTTTTCCTGTCTTTACATAATCATTCCACACTTGGTCATTGTCTACTTTCATAACTGCTACCCAGCTTCCTTTTTTGCAGTCTAATCCTAAAGCTACGCTGGTGTCTAATTTTTCATCTCTAACGATCCAATGTTCTACAAAAGTAACGCCTTGTATTTTTTGCAGGTCGTTGTGTTCAATTGTTGAGTTGGCATTGTAATTATTTTTAGTAAATCCGTAGCATAATTCTTTTACTGTTTCGTCTGAAAAAATAATATTGAATTCCTCCCCATTTTGATTTCTATAAATTGGTTTGTTTGGTTCTAAAACTAACCCGGCCAGGATGCGCTGCTCTTTGTCTACTTCTTTAAGTTGTATGCTGTCAGCTTTTAAAGCAATAGCAAACCCCTCCATTGCTGGAGCTTCAACTAAAGAAATGCCATAGACTCCTTTGTTAATTAATGGATTGTATTTTGCTTCGTAAGTTTTCATTTATTCCCACCTAAAGTTATTTAGTTTTGAATATGCAGCATCTAATTTATTAGATAATAAGTTCGCTTCTGCATATCCAGGTATGTTATCGGGTGTAATTCCTAATTCTTTAGTTACCTTTTCAACATCGGCTATTGGTCCTTCTGCTGCAAGTCCAGCTGATAGTGCTGCTTTTGCTACGGCATCTGTAACATTGGATACTTTGTCGGCTTTATTTTCGATTTCCTGCAATGCTTTACGGCCTTTTATAACTTCCTGATTTGCTACATACATTAAGACTAATTGGAT